ACTAAAGAAACTTGAAGCAACTAAGCTCATAGTAGCTCTTGAGAAGTTGAAAGGATAGCTTATGATATGTCCCCGCTGTGCAAGTAATAAAACTAGAGTTTACGGTACACAAAAAGGTCTTGTGACTGTTAGATTTAGAAAATGCACTCCGTGCGGTTATAAGTTCTTAACTCAGGAGCTTGTAAAAGAGGATCTTCTGAGCCATGACTATAACAACTACCTTGAGTCTATCGGCGAACTGCCAAGCGGTGTGAGACAAAGAGCGTTAAGAGAGGACTGAGGTTATCTTTTTCTCTAAATAACTCTCTATCATCTCTTGCAGTTTAGGCTCAAGCCCTCCACTCTCATCTACAGGTAAAAATCTTCTTATCGGTACTTTTTTACTTCCCCACTGATGAACCGCCCCATAAGCAAACCCTTTTTTACTCTTAGCATTTCCGCTTACCTCTACATCATCTGAAGTAGCTTTTGTGAGCCACTTGTCAGCTAAATTTCCGCTCTCTCTTAGTATCTTTTTATTTTCTATGTATCTGCTAAAACCTGTACTCTGCTTACCTTTTTTAGTATGTGTGCTTTTTCCTTTGCCGATAGAGTAGCCCAGATGATAGGATACCGGCTTGAGAGGCTTCCACTTCTCACCCCACGGACTGCGTTCATTTTCAAAGCTATCTTCTATGGTATTTGTGATCATACTTCCGATTGTAGTCATAGTACTTTTCATCTGCTTTGCATCTAGTGCTTGAGAGAGGTTATTTAAGCTCCTTTGGATAGACTCCAAGCCTTGTAGTTCTATGGACATGGTTTGCCTTTGTGGTTTTGTGGTATAATTTCTTTAGTTGTATAGTGTTTTGAAACTCCGCAATGGCGTTGGCTTCATCGACCAATAAAGTGACTCAATGGTATGGATTGTTTCCCATATCGCTATACATTAAGAAGAGTTGATTACTCTTCTTTCTCCTCAAACTTTAATAAACTTTTCAACTCCTTCTCGTAACTCCTTACAAAAAGCAGACTAGTAGCAAATATTTCATCTGTATCTTTAATGTTTTTTAATGCCAGACGATAGTTTCTGCCTAATTTTTTAAGCAATACAAAAACATTTTCTTTTTGTTTGAAAACTCTTTTTTCACCCTCAAGCATAAGCGGTATAAGACTATAGTCAAAAGCCGTTATCTCTTCTCTATCGAGATGTCCTTGCACTGTGTCGCTGCTTAGCAGTACCTTTTTTTCTTCTCCAAAGATATTACTTTTGCAAAGCTCTATCTTTTTGTTAGGTTCCGTAAAAAGATTCTGTACTTCTTTAAAAATCAAAGCATTTGTGCTTAAATACTCAAGGTCTTTTTCATAGCTTGTTTTAGCTTCTTCTATAAGCCCGCAATCAACCTTTTTACTCTTTGCATTTTTACTTTTACACTCAAGAGTATCTATCTTTTGTTTATATATCTCTTCGGTATTATCTACTTTGCCCGGATTATATGCCCAGTCTTTGTCTGCTATATTGGGCGGTCTTTGGCTTACTTCTAGCCCCTTGGCTTTCATCTCGACACCTGTTATGCCTTGAGCTTTGCATTTGCAGCCCCACGCATTGGGCGGATAGTTTGTATTCCACCATGGGTCGTTTTTTGGGAGGATGATCCCATGTTTTGCACGATGGGTTATGCGTCTGTTTCCCTCAAGAAGTGATGTGTATCTGAGGTACTGGGCATCTGAGTCCATTTGTGATTCGTAGCGAGCTTTTGCATACGCCGTTCTCATATTGGTATTGTAGATATTCTTGAGTCGTCTTGAGCCGACAAAGATATTTTTTACCTCTCCAGTTCTTAAATCTATGGCTTCTACTTCACCCCACCACCCTTTTTCCTTGAGTGTCGGTTTAAGTTCATCCATCCATTGTGAAAATGGTTTCCCCTCTTTAAGTGCATCTTGAAGGGATATATGAATATCTGATAGCAGATCAAGTTTAGTAACCTTTGCAACGGTAAAAGCTTTGTGATGCGCTTCATGCATCATCTCCTCGTAATTAAATGTTGTTTTGAGTCCTTTAGACTTTATGTACTCTACAAGCTCTGTAGGTTCTTTGGTAAAGTCAAATGTTATACTCATCCATATTACCTATTTAATAACAAGAGCTATTATGGCGGTCGCAACGGTTGAAATAACTATCCAATTGAGCTTTGCTAAAGAGTTCTCCAACTTTGTCAGGCGTTTTTCTGTCTCTTGCTGTTTTATCTCACTCTTAACCAGCTCTTCTAAGATGTCGGTAGTTTTCTCTAAAGTCTTCTCTATCATCTCTAGTTTTACTTCTATGCGTACTATCCTACTGTCCATCTACTGCCCCTGCTATAAAGTTGTTTGCTATGGCTTTGAACATCATTTCGTCCAGTTTTGCAAACTCCATGGTTGCGTAATTTTGGATAAGAAGTTCGTAAACTTCTTCATAAGTGTTGCACTCTTTACAAAGCCCCTCTATAACTTCTAAAATCTCATCTTCTTGCTCTTTTAGCCTTTTCTCAAACTCTTTTGAACTTAAATGTGAATCTATCGCATCGGAAGGAAGTTCTTTTGCATTTTTGGAAAAGGTGCGAATGTTTTGAGCTTTTGGTTTTGGAAGCGGCAGATCAAACTCTACTGCAATATCATCAGCACTGATTTTATAGCCTATACCGTCTAAGATTTGAAGCATTTGTGCTCTTTTAAACAAATCCTCATCTTTTTCTATTTGTATATTCAATAGAGGTATTTTAGAGATTTTTGAAAATAGAAAGTTACATATACGAGTAGCAAATTTCACATCTCCTTTTGTGATCTCTGCACGATTTGCTTCATGTGATATGCTCTGAGCGTAAGAGCCGCTTTTTGCTATATTTGAGCCAAGCGACGCACCGTTGATTACTTTTGCTATCTCACTATCTGCGTATCTGACAAACTCCATAAAGTCGCTTTGGCTTCCTCTACCCTCAAGTACTTTTACTATATCTTCAGGACCGAGTACCGCATAAGCACCGGATTTTAGATTTTTAAAAGCTTGAGCCATCTGATCTATAGTTTCTGCATCAGAACTATGTGCATTGCCTATAAGAGGCGGTACTCCTAAAAATTCGGTAAATTTTAGATAGTGGCTTAGTACGAAATGTTTTGCGTATGCTATCCAAAGTGTTTTGAGGAGTACCGGTTTGTGTTTTATGATATAAAACTTAGGTTCGGTCGGTTTAAACTTGCTTTTGCCCTTTTTGAGATAAAGAGTATCTGCCTCAAAAGAATAATATTCTCTAGGAATAAACTCAAAAGCAAAATTACCGGCTTCATCGATAAAGAGTTCTACGACGCTTAAGCCGAAAATCTTTGCATGTATAGAAGCTTTTATAATCTCTTCTACGCTTGAGTTTAAACTCTCTCCTAATGCATGTGTAAAAAATTTGTTCTCTAAAGAGCTTGTGCGTTTTTCTACTTCACTTCCTACGCTTGTGTCTTTGTCGTCTAATAATTCAAAAAGAGGCATAAAGAGATCTGCTCTTTTATAAATGAGTGCTGCTTTTATTTTGCCGCTTGATAGTTCGGAGTAGTTTTCAATCTCTCCTTTTGTATATTGTCCTTTTTGACCGAGTAGTCCTCTTATCTCTTTTACATTCATTTTTTTATCCTTAATGCGTTTAAATTACCGTTTAAAACCCGTTTAAAAATCATTTTTTTCATTTTTCTATACCTTTACTTACCTAAGAACTTAAAAGAGCTTCTAGGGCTTTATTTTTAGCTTCTTTGTTTTTGAGATGTTTGTGAGCCTCTTTATAATCGAATGCCGGTTTCTTTGCTATGCGGTATGCCATCTCCAAACTATCTAGTCCATCATCATGCGGAGCCTTTGGATATGTATCTAGTTCATCTATAAAAATAAGCGATTTTTTATCTACCAAAATGGTGTGATTATTTACAATCGGAGAGATACCGTCTATGCGGAGTTCTTTGTTTATAGTGTTTTTAAGAGGCACGATAGGGAGATGCAGTCCTATGCTTTTGCATTTCTCATCTAGGGTATCTTTAAAAAACTCTTGAAACTGAACCGTCTCAATTGCTATCTTGATAGGTACTCCAAATTTGAGCAGTTCTATGTAGAGGCTGATGATTTTATCTATCATCAGCGTTGCTTTGATTTTGTACATCTTTACCGTGGCATAAAATCGTTTACCGTCATACTTTAAGATTG